CTGGTGATAGTATCACCAATTGGGTGTGAGCCACACCGTTAAGTGTGGCTCATATTTGTCAATCCCAGTCGGGTTCTGCGAGTGTAGGAAGTGATGCTACATACTCGATTGTGTAAGGAGCACCGCCTGTGGAAGGTGCAGACTTGATAGTATACTGCGGTGCGGCAAAGGTATCATCCTCTGCGGAGAACGCTACAGGCTGACCTGTGCAGTTGGGGTATGTAACCTTTTCATAACCCTGAACAAGACCCGATGCATCATAGTGAGCAGTGTAGAGGTTTGTTTCAAAGCTGATAGGCTCATATTCACCACCTGCAACAGGAGGTGTATACTTCTTGAACGTGTGGTCTGCATTGTACTCAATCGTACCACCTTGCAGGATTTGTACAAGCTGAGGATTGAATACATTATCAGTAAGTGTGATAGTAGTACCAGTGATGGTATTCTTCTCACGCTTCTGAGCAATGAGTACACCCTTAACGATGAGCTTGATTGCATCTGTGGTTTCAAGGTCTGTTTCAACAGATGCCTGAGTACCTGTTTTAAGACCGAGTTCCATATCAGGTGCAAATACAACTGTGATTGTATCGCCGTTTGCAGGAGAACCTGTTACGGAAATACCATAGGTGTTCAGCGTAGCCGCATCACCATCAAGCTCCCATCTGGTATCAGTGCCATCATAAGTGAATACATAAGTACCACCGACATTAGATACCGCAGAAGCAAAGGTAGCCGCTGTAACTGTCACCGCAGAGATTGTACCAGTCGTATTGAAAGATGCATTTGCAGTTTCTTCAACTGTAAGAGTAACAAGAGCAACGTCAATGGTTGCTATTTCCTGACCCTTCATGAGTGACATATGCTTTTCCTCCTTTTATCTATTTTTAGCATAGTTTCTATATACGGTAGATATCATCCAACCGTGTGATGTATTATCCCAGTATGGGTTATTAGTAGTGTAAGTAGGCATAACCGTGAACTTCAATGTTTCCATTACAGCATTAGCCTCATCCATAAGCTGTACCGCTTCTGATGCTGTTCTGCCATAACACATGACATCAAAGTACCTGATAGTTGTACTCAGATTCATATATTGAACTGCACTTTCAGGCTTTACTACTATGGTTCTGCCATCAACGCTACCTCTGTGAGCACCCAAAGCATAGACAGGAGCTATGTTTGCATCTTTGAGTGTCTTCATAATTAAATCGAATACAACTTTCATCTGATTACATCCTATCAATGAACCCTTGTAGGTCTCTTGTAAGTCTCGGACTGAATATCAACAGTGTAGGTCTTATGATTTCGAGATTACCTGCTATCGGAAAATCTCTTGTTTCAAGATATACACCATATGGTACTGAGTGATAAAGCATCATAACTATCTTGTCTTCTTCCATACCTGCGATTGTAGCAAAGAGTCCTCTCTCTGCATCACCTGTACGGTTCTTCCACTTGTGGTGGGATTGCATATATTCCTCAGCTTCGTCACACCAATGAGAGGCAATAAACAGAAGCTCAGAAGCTATATCAAGATAAAACTGTTTAACACTTATACCACTTTGAGATGTGAACAGTACCTCATGAGACTTACTTGTAAGAGAATAGGAGTCAAAAGCATTTGCGTTACGTACAAAATAATGCTCTGGGTCTTCTTTACTTGACAACATTGCATTAATTCTTTCAGTAGCTTCTGACCATTTCTGAACGTGTGCTTTCTTGGTCTTCCATGTGATACCAGATTTCTTAGCCATGATATCACCTCATGCACTAACGAAACCTACGATTTCAAGCGATATATCCAGTATTCGATGCACCGCAAGTATATCTGTGATTACTCGAACATAGAACTTGTTATCACGAAGATAGCATATATCACCTGACTTAGGCAGGTTATTCTCGTCATAGATAACCATAACACCTGTGTCTGACAGACCGATTGCAGAACCTATGTCGGTTGTGTAGGCAAAACGTATAGCAGTTGCAGAACCCATCTTACCAGTACCAGAGTGGAATACACCCCTCGTTCTGATTATCAGAGGCTCTTCCTCTGAGTTATAGTCTATTTCACCTGATATCTCACTAGTAGGATATCTATAGAACAACACATCCGACCCATAAGTTTCTATATTCCTGCGGCAGATGTTGACCGTATTCGCATATAAATCATACAATCTTCATCACCCCTGAATGTCTTGGTCTGTATCTGTCAGCCATCCTACGGAAGTAGTTTGAACTATCCTGAATTGTCAGACCTGCAAGAGTTAAGGCGGTGTTTTCAGACTTAACAATCAGACACTCATACGCAGTATCATTGAATGAGCCGTTATGTTTCTCCAAATAATACAGGAGTTCTTCATCCGTGAAAAACGGTATATCGCTCTCTCTTAATACCAGTTTAAGCTCGTCTAATACAGTCATACTCTCACCGCCTTTTATTACTTAGTCAGAGCCTCTATGAGACTTTTCTTGGAGACACCTGCTGTCTTGATACCCTTGGACTGAGCATACTCTTTGAGTTCAGCATTTGTCATAGACTTTATCTCTTTTTCAAGAGGTGTCTCAGGCTTTTCCTCTTTGAGTATTACCCATCCTGCCGCCTTGTAAAAAGACTTGTATGCACCAGTAGGTATCTCAGCTACTTGTGTTCCCTTGCGAACCTTAATCATAGAGTTGACCTCCTTACTGTACGGAGGTATCTATGATAGCTACTTGGTCTGCCATCTCGAAAGAGGGAAGGCATATCTGAGTAACCTTGGTCTCAACGTTTACAGGGTCAGTCATCTTGACAGTGGTTACTGCAACACCAGTATCAGTGATAGATACATTAGCGGCAGAACCAGTGAGAAGGTCAGACTCTTCGGGAGTTGTACCAAACCATGTGCTACCGAGAGCACCAGAGGGGAAGAGTACAACAGTGTCATCAGGAACGAACTGCTGAGTAGTCTTGCTCTCGTCCTTGTATCTCTTGGAGTATACAACGAACTCGATACCAGTCTGGTCATAGAGGTAGTTCCTGAGAGTAGCATCGTTGATAGTACCAACGCCGTTTGTAAGAACATAAACGTTCTTCTTAACGATGTTGTTCTTCATCATCTTCTGCCACTGAGCACGAGATACGAGACCTCTTACAGGTCTTACACCAGTGTCAGCTTCGATAAGGTCAGCGGTCTCATTGAGATACTGAACGATATCATAGTCAACGCCGTTGAAAGAGCTGTTGGTTCTCTTGTGAGATTCAGGGAGCTGATAGTCATAGCTGTAAGACTGACCATTAGCCGCAAGTACACCTGTACCAGTTGTAAGTGCCATAGCTCTCATTCTCTCACGAGCCGCAGAAGCCGCTTTGAGAAGCTGTATCTCATCAGCAAAAATTCTGTTCATGATAACATCTATGTAAGCCTGATTGCCAGAGCCGAGAACGATGTTGAGTTCCTGACGAAGCTTTTCATCGATGTACAGAGACTCCTTGAAGAAGGGCATCTCAGCTTGGAGCTTTTCAAAGCCGATGCGCTGTCTGGGAATAGCCTTAACATCAAATGCAGATGTTTTCAGAACACAGGGAAGTCCAGAAGAACCCTTGATATAGCTCAGGTCGAGACCGAGTTTCTTCTGTGCAGGAAACAGCTCTGAGAGAAGATAAGGCTCTTCATCCTGACTAAGTGTTTCCCAATATGCCACGATAGATGTGGACTGTACAAGGTCAAATATGGTCATGCTGTTTCACCTCCGTTAGTCAGCGCAAATGAATACCTTACCATCAAGCGCACTCTGAGCCGCAAGCAGAGCATTTGCTGTATCGGTATCGGATATTCTGTCGATGTTTACGAAACCAAAGATGAGAAGTGTACCGTTGTCATCACCATCGGTAACATCTACATCATGGAGCAGGACACCTACAGGAGAGGTGTTATAACCTGCGGTAAACTTAACGGTAATCTTATCACCATCAGCAGGAGAACCTGTAGGAGTGATACCATACTGTGCGAGAGTAACACCTGTGCCGTCAAGTTGCCACTCAGTATCAGCGAGAACATAAGTGAACTCATATGTGCCACTTGCACCAGAAACCTTAGTGCTGAAAGTAGAAGCTACTACAGCCGCCGCAGTAACGCCTGTACCAGAAACAGTAGCAGTAGCAACAGGGTCAACAGAAGAAGTTACAACCTTGAAAGCTGTGCTTCTGTCAAGCAGAGAACCGTACATAGGAGTACCTGCCTTAACGACCTTTCTGCCGTCTGAACCTGCTTCAACGCTTGCATCATCAACGATGATGCCAACAGAGACCTGCGGGTCTGTGCAGAAGAGTATCTGGTCTACATTTACCGCAGTGGTTTTCTTGAAACCTTGCATTGTTCATGCCTCCTTAACTCATTTTGAAGTAACTGCTTTTCTGCTTTGTATAAGCAGAAGATTTTTCTGCAAGACTCTTTGCAAAATCTGAGGCTGTTGTACCCTGTTGGGGTGCTTCATTCTTCATACCGCCTGTTCCTGTGCCAACAGAGCTTGTAAAGAAACCTGCATAAGCTGAATTGGATTTCATCTCGGATATAACAGCTTCAAATGTTTTGGATTCGCTCACCTTGGTGGAAGCTATCGTAACGAGGTCATCCAGTGACTCACTATTTGCACCTGCCCTAAGTGCGGCAATACAAGCCTCAGCGTGATTTGCTCTCGCTATTGCGGAAGCGTAGTCACTTTCGAGTTTAGCCTTACCCTCTTGTGCTTGCTGTAGTTCCGTCTTCTGAGAGTTCAGAAACTCCTGATACTTCTGCAACCCTTCTTTGGCAGAAGTGACATCCTCTACCCCAAGCTCTCTGAGAATAGCCTTGCGACCCTGTTCTTTCTCAGCCGCCATCATGCGGTTCACGTCTTCCTGAGTGAAAGTTTTTTGTGTGCTAACTTGCTGTGTACCTTGCTGTTCATCCATGATTTTATCCCTCCGAAATTGACATACTCGGTATATGTATATCCAGTTTATGCTCTTTTCCGTCAAACTGGTAAGACGTATGATTATATTTACCACACAAATCCGCTCTGGCTCTGAACAGCTTGTCATTGACCTGACCCTGTTTTCTCAACTGAGACTCCGTAGCATTACCATACCGATACTGTCTCTCACCGATTTGTTTCAGCATCAGCAGGTTGTGATGTTGCAACTGCAAAGTCGCATTGTTATCTACCTGAGACACAATCTCGTTACCACAATTCGGGCATACTAAAACTGTCAACATCAGTTTTTCATCCAGAGTAACTTCTCTCTGTTCCATGTTTTCTGTCATGTTGTAGTCCTGATGACACGAATTGCAAGTAGCCATGATTTGCATAGAAATACACCTCTATGATATATTCTACCACAGAGGTGTTAAAAAGTCAATAGTATTCAGCATTTTTAGTCCGTGTATTCTATACAAAATTCACACTGTCCATTTGGGTGTTCTAACGGAAGTTCAGACGGTTCATATAGCTGATTGTGCCTACTTTCACAGAGTTCACAAGTATTATGTGCCAGAGCAGATATCCAACGTATCATGACCTTGGTATCAAGTTTCTCTTCAACAAGCTCTGCAAGCTCCTTGACAGTCTCTTGATACCCATGTTCCAGAGTAGTTCTCATGAGCCTGTCAGTAGCACCGTCTATCTTTGGCACATACAGAGTGCCTGAGTCAGTCGTGAATGTATGCTGATACTGACTGTCATTCGGATTTATTACAGGAAGTATGTCCTGCACAATCTCAGCATCAGTCTTACCCTGTCTCTGACCGCTCTCAATGATGCCGTCAATGATAGCCTGAGTCTTTTCATCAATACCCTTGACAGCTTTATCGAGAGTCCACTTCTCCTTGTAGAGCTTACCCATGATGACAGTGGAGATTATATCAGATACAAAGTCCTCAGCTACCTCGATACCTGTCTTATCCTCAAACTCATCAACAGTGTATTCTATGAGCTTGCGCAGGTCTTGTTCAGTGCGTTTCTTTGTATCTTTAGCAATAGCCTCATACATAGTCCTGACACCACGTTTCACAGCACTTACACTGTGACTGTGCCTCAGAGACTTATACACTCTCATGTACCACTGGAATGAAGACTCATGCTCTTTGCGCATCAGGTCATTCCTGAATTTCAGACTCTTCTTGAACCTCAGCTTCATTGAAGTACACTTCCTCGAACAAACGCTTTTCCTTAGCTATCTGCATTATCTCTTGTTCTGCTTCAAGGTCAGTCATACCCTCCCACTTTTTCAGGTAGGACTTATGAGACATGACGTAGTTGTTGACCTGAGCCATGTCGATTGTCTTCTCTTCTGCCTCATCTTCGGGAAGTGGGTACTGGTTCATAACATGAACCTCGTAAGGTGTAGCAGGTACAGCTTGCTGTATGTACTTCCTTCCGCTCTCAGGATAGAGCTTGACACCCTCGATGATGAACCTCATGATATCTTCCAGTGAAGACCTCCATGCGTTCATCTTCTCATCACAACGAACGACCATGCCCCAGTAGATAGCTTTAAGGGTTTTACCAGAAGTAATAATGCCTTGAAGTTTACTCGGTGTAGTGTTAGGTATTTCAAGCTGATTGTACATCAGGTCATCAATTCTGTCGAGAGTTGTAGTCAGTACAGGAGAGTAAGACATATTACTTTCGAGCATACCGATTGTACCCTTTGTACCACTGAGCTGAGTCTGGTCAGTATTCAAATCCCAGAACGCACCTGCCGCTACCGAGAGGTCTTCTGTACTTGCAGGAGACATATCAATCGTGTATCTGATAGGGTTCATGCTGTGAAGTTCAGCATCTATGTCATTATTGCTCAGTTCTGAGTACATACTCTCGTATGCCATGAGTTCAGCTACATCAGACACACCGCCGTAGTCTTCAAGCAGACCACCGTTGATGACGATTGTTGCAGGTATATAAGTAAACTTAGTTCTTGTTGCAGGTACGTGAGCTTCTATGAGATTACCATTGCCGTCAAACTCGTCTTCTTCTACCCAACAGTAACCGTCCTGCATCCAGTATCTCTTGCGATACACCCTCTTGTCCTTAGAGACAACAGAATCTCTCAGCATGAAATACCCGACTATCTTCACGAGCTTGCCGTACTTGTCTGTCGTGTAGACAAAGTTCAGTGACGGAATGAGGTTTATCTGTACACCCTCTGCATTGAAGTTGCACATGATAGCAATTCTCTTACCGATGAAACAGTCTCTTGCCGCCTGAGTCAGATTATTCTTGACAGAGTTATCTTGCAGAACTTGGTCTATGAGCTTTTGAAGTACACTGATAGCTTCCAGATTGTCATTGATGTTGTCATCAAGTACAGACTTAACAGTGAAGTCAGGTGACTTGGAGAACAGGAAACGTGCCTCCTTGTCTATCAGAGACTTTATCTTCCTGTATGCAAGCATAGGAGGTTCATAGTTCTTACCTGTGATAACACTGAACTCAGCACCAGTGTTATATGCATCGTAGTAAGTTCTTATCTCCGTGAACTCAGCAAGTATACCTGAGCTGTTGGTATACTCCTGACTAATCAGACTGTACGGAATCCACCCTCCGTACAGTACTTCTGTGGTCTCTAATCTTTCAATCAATGCTAACCCTCCTTAAAAACCTATGTCACCCTCTTGGTGATTTCTTGCTGTATTCTTGATATCCGCAACTGTGTAGCCATCCAGACCATACCAGATTGCAGAGAAAGTATGTGGGTCAATGTTGAACTCATCGTCTATGAGTTCACCTTGCTTAGTCTTAGCATAAGTGAGTGTCTTCAACTCACGGATAGTATTCACACACTCAGGTGAGCATATGATTTTTCTGAATCTCTTGACCTTCCTTGTGTTTTCAAGTCGGCTCTTAGCATACTTGATACAAGGTCTCATGTGAAAGCCCTCCTGATTATAATACTGGATAGCTTTCGGTTCAGCACAATCAGCAGTTATGAGCACCTTGTCAAGACCCAAATCACGAAGTTCTTTAGCAGTCTTATCATCAGTCATGTGGTTCTTGTAATACTCGTTGTAGATATACAAGTACTTCTTCTTGTCATCTACTGCCATCTGTACTACTGCGTTATAAGACTCTTCAAACCCAAAGTCCATACCAGTGAAGTGAAATCTCTGAGGTATGCTGTTTACAGTGTTGAGAAGTTCATACACATTCGGTGCGACCTCAAACTGCGGAAGTACCCTTCTTCCGTTGACACCGAACTGCCCCAGACGTGCTACCCTGTACAGGTCAGGGTCATACTTCTCCATCTCGTTGAGCTGTTCAACATAAGACTCAGGTAAGAACAAGTTATCTGTACACAGACTGTGATGATAATACACACCGTTGTGAATTACCGTATGCTCCTTGTAGAGTATCTGGTCATCAAGTGTTACAGTTTCCGTACCATGTTCATCAACGTTCTTGAAGAAATGCTTATACACCCAGTTCTCAGTGCCGACTGGATTGAGTGTGAGTATCATGTGCAAAGATTCTGTGGGATGTCTCAGACGACCTAAGAGTTCTTTGTAGCCATCGTACTTGATTTCTGATGCCTCCTCCAACCACACGATAGAGACACCGTTGACTGATTTCAGCTTGGCAGGATTATCCATGCCCTTGAAGATAATTCTGCTACCGTTTGCGAATGATATCTTCATCGGGTTACGATAAATCATGACCTGCTTTGTAGTCAACCCAAGATTATCTATGATTTCTTCCAGTAAGTCATAGCATGAATCTCTCAGAGTTTCATACACTTCTCTGACCACGAGCACCTTCCTGACCTCAGACATACACTTCAAGACAATTTTCAGAGCTGTGTGATAACTCTTACTCGAACCATACCCTCCGATGAGCAGGTATGTCTTGTAGTTCCAGTCAAACAGGAAGTCTTCAAACCTTGGATTGATGACTTTGTTAATCGTCATTGCTTGCCCTCAGTATGTTTACAACAAACTCCTTGTCGTCCATCTCTTTAGCCTCAGCCGCCGCTTTCAGAAGTTTAAGCTTCTCCTGAGAAACCTTGATACGCTTCTTGCTTTGTTTGAGTTCCTTGCGGTCTTTCTCGGTCATCCAACCGAAACCTGCTTCAAGAACAAACCTTGCGCCGACTGTACCCTCTCTGTCATACAACCTCTTCTCAGCATATTCTTCAACTTTAGCTCTCGCATCCTGAATGACCTCATAGTATTCAGGCGGTATCAGACCTGCCTTAGACTTCAATTCATAGTTTCTCAGTGTACCACGAGAGATACCGAGAAATCTTGCAAGACCACTCAGCGTGTAAGGTTCTACCTGACCTCTCACAGGTTCACCATCTGCATCAAACATGGGATGACCCTTGTAGTACTTGATACCGAAACAAGACTCGAAGTATTCTTCTGCTTTCTTCCTCAGTTCTTCTGGGTCAGCATACTTGCGTTTCAGGAATGGGTCACTCCATGGGTCAAGTTTCTTCAACTTCTGCCTCGTTCTCCATGCTGTGCGCTGTAGTTTAAGAAATCTGACTTCTGGAATTTCAACCCCAGTAAAATCAAAAGTGATTATGCGTCCTTTTTTCTGGTACATAGTGCGCCTCCTTTGTTCAAGTGTACCACATCTGTCTGCATTTGTCAAGAACTTTTGTTTTCTGGTCGGAAAATGAATGGTTACAAATTGGTTACAACTAAAAGTTACAAAATGGTAACAGGAAAATCACCCGAAATCGGGAATTTTTCGCAAATTTACTGCAAAAATTGGCAAAATTGGCAGAAATCCACTGTAAATAGGGTAGTTTTGGGGCAAAAAGTGGGTTCAATAATCAAGGATTTTTTCAAAAATTGGTAAGCTGTTTGGCTCTATATAGCCATTTATTTATATTTTTATATACCACCTTTTTTTATTTAACTTAATAGGGGAAATAATTAAATATAATAGATAACATAGTGTAATTACGTAATATAAGAAATTGAGAAAAAAAAGTTGGCAAAGAAAAATCCGAGTTTTCGGCTCTGTTGAGCC